ACCAGAAGACGGAGGTCGAAGTAGACTTAGAAGATGTTCGCATCACAGTAACATACACATACTAGGAGGCAGAATGCCTACAATAGAAGATCAGATAGAATTAGAAAAAGAGATGATGCAAGCAGGTAAAGAGCGTTATCATTATAACAAAGATAAGATGATGACTAAGGAGTTACAATCTGAAACTAAACATGGTCGATCAATTATCTATCAGATGTTAGCACCACTAGCTAAGGGTGTTAAAAAAATGTTAGAGAATGAACCACCCAAGAGCCAAGTAAGTGTTTTACTTCGAGGTACTGACCCAGCACATATAGCTTACTTATCATTAGTGCAGTTAATCAATTCTATTAGCATGGGGAGTAGAAAGTTAACACCTATAGCTAAGAACATAGGAGTTAAAATTGAGACACAGATTGTTATTGACCAGTGGTTAAAACAAGAACCTGAAATAGCTAAAGAGATCTTAAAGATGGCTACAGCTAAAAAGGATTTAGGATATGATAATAAACGAGCCGGTGTGATTAATAAAATGCTTGATACCGGTCACGATAACCTTTGGACGCAATCCAAACGAATAAACATAGGAGTCAGATTAGTAGATCTAATATCAAGTGAATTAGGTATCATCGAAGTTAAGAGACGTTTTCAAAAGAAAGGAACACGTCCCTACTTTGTTGAGATGACAGAAGGAACGGAAGAATGGATTAGAAAGTTCCACGAAAATAATGAGTCTTGTACACCGACATATAAACCATCAATTGTACCCCCTAAGCCATGGGTGTCAGCTTTTGAAGGAGGGTACCATAGTCCGTACATGATTCAGAAACCATTAATGAGGGTATATTAATATGAGCTTTGAATTATCGGGTTACTATAAAACAGTAGGTGAATCAGACTTAAGTCAGGAGTTAGATTGTGTTAACAATTTACAAGCAACTAAGTGGCGCGTTAATGAACGCATCCTTGAAGTTATGGATCAGTGTTGGAACAGTGGAAGTAAGTGGGAAGGTTTGCCTGCTAAAGATGACGTTCCTCTACCTACTTATCCTTTTAGTGTGGAGCCTTCTGCCATGGATGAAGACCAACAGTTAGCTTTTAAAGAATGGAAAGGTAAACGTGCTAAGATACACGAGCATAACAACGTTACCTTATCTAAACGCTATCAGGTTCAGAAGACTATTAACCTAGCTAAAGAATACCTAGCTTACGATGAGTTCTATTACCAGTGGCAATTAGACTTTAGGACACGTAAGTATCCTAGAGAAACATTTCTATCACCTCAAGTAGCTGACTATGGTAAGGCGTTGATAGAGTTCGCTGAGGGTATGCCTATCACCTGTCCTGATGATGCCACATGGTTAGCTATACATGGTGCCAATCAGTTCGGGATTGATAAGGTATCCTTAATTGATCGTGAGATGTGGGCATTAAGCAACACTCAAAACGCTTTGGATGTCTATGAAAACCCCTACACTTGTCTTTGGTGGCAAGATGCAGATAAGCCTTGGGCAGCTCTAGCGTGGTGTTTCGAGTGGGCTGAGTATACTATTGCAGTCGGTGAGGGTCGGGAGTTTATTACTCACCTCCCTTGTCAAGCTGATGGTAGTTGTAATGGTATCCAACACTTAAGTGCTATGCTCTTAGATGAGGTAGGCGGTAAGTCAGTCAACCTATTACCCTCGGATAAACCTGAGGACATCTATGGTGATGTAGCTGCTATGGCTACGGTCACGTTACAGGCTGAAGCAGATAAGGGTAATGAAGTGGCCCAGCAACTGTTAGAGGTTGGGGTGTGTAGGACAATAGCTAAACGTCCTGTAATGATTGTTCCTTATAGTGGCACCAAACATTCCTGTAGAGACTATGTACGACAGGCTCTTATGAAGAAGTGTAATGGTTCCGCTCCTTGGGGTGATAATTACACACCGGCTGTCCTACTAGCTACGGATCATATATGGGATGCTATCTCTGGCACTATCACAGGCGCTAGGAAGGTAATGGATTACATTACTAAGATAGCCTCAGAGTATGGGAAGTATAACGTAGTGATGGAATGGGTAACGCCTACAGGCTTCCCTGTCCAACAGCGATACTTTAAACGTAAAGTAAAACGAATCAATTCACATTTAATGGGTAAGAAAATAGAGGTTGATTATGATAATGAGATAGCAGTAGTTGATACTAAGCGTTATAAATCATCAACAAGTCCTAACTTCGTACATAGTATGGACGCCTGCGCTCTAACATTAACTGTCAATAAATGTAGAGCCTTAGGTATTACTGAGTTTGCTATGATCCATGATTCATATGGAACGTACAGTCCTCAAATGCCTATTATGTCCCAAGCTATAAGGGAAGCCTTTGTAGAATTATACTCAGGTCGGGACACGCTCTACGAGTTATGGGCAGATGCTAAGCGTAAGCTACCTACAGAAGCTGACCTACCCTTACCACCTACAAAAGGAAATTTAAACTTAAAGGAGGTGCTTATGAGTAAATACTTCTTCGCCTAGAAACGGGCTACTGAGGATTTAAAACATCTGAGAAACATTTTTAATACTAAACTAACTTATAGGAAACAATTATCATGGCTAAATCATCAAAAGTAATGCGCGGAAATGCACTCTGGGCAAAACTGTTCGAGCCTGACACTAAGTTTGACGCTAATGGCGTTTACTCAATCAGTCTTGTACTACCTGAAGTGGATGCTTCTGAAATGTGCGAGTACCTTGACGGTCTCGTAGAAGCTAAGTTCGATGAAGAGGTGAAGGGTAAACCTGCACTTAAGAATCAACTGTCCAAGAATCCTCCTTACGCTACTGTATATGATCGTGAAACTGGCGACGCTACTGGCGAGATCGAGTTCAAGTTCAAGCTGAAAGCTAAAGTCAATACTAGAGACGGACGTACCTTTGAACAGAAGGTAGCTGTTGTCGATGCTAAACGTACGCCAATGAAAGACGAGATCGCCATAGGTAACGGTTCAGATGTTAAGGTGGCCTTCGAGCCTATGTCTTACATGGTAGCCGGTACTAAGATGGTCGGCGTCTCACTACGCCTTAAAGCTGTACAGGTTCTTAACCTTGTAGAGTACGGTTCACCCGCTACATCGGTATTCGATGAAGAAGATGGTTTCGTAGCTGAAGCCTCTACTCCTTCTAATACAGTAGCCGAGGTGTTCACTGATGGCGATTTCTAGTCGGTCTACCTTAGAAGATAGAGTACAAGCAAACCTACAGAAGCGAGGCATCAACTATACGTATGAGCCTTGCAAGCTGCCTTACACAGTCGAACGTAACTACATCCCTGATCTTCTGATCGGGGACATTTACATAGAGGTGAAAGGTTATTTTAGACAGGATGCACAGCGTAAGATGAAGAGCATACGTGATCAACATCCTGAATTAGATATTAGGTTTCTATTCCAACGAGCAGCAAGCACGGTGCAGGGAGCTAAGATCCGCAAAGACGGAACGAAGATGACCTGTGGCGAGTGGGCTACTAAACAAGGTTTCATCTGGGCAGAAGGTAATGTGCCTGATGACTGGCTAATCATAGACGACGAGGTATATTAATGGAACAGAGCGACAGCGAATTTGTACAGCACGTCCCATGCGAGAAGTGTGGCTCATCTGATGCAGCAGGTATTTACACAGATGGTCATACGTATTGCTTTTCATGTAATGCTTATCAACACGCTACCGAGGAGGTCGAAGTGACAGAGACTACTACTAATAAGAGCGCTGACTTCTTGACTGGCGATGCCTTACCTCTAGCAAGGCGTAAGCTGACTTCAGAGACAACGAAGTTATGGGACTACCGTGTTAGCGAATTCAAGGGCCAGATGGCTCAGATAGCGAACCACAAGGATGAGCAGGGTCGCACTGTCGCTCAGAAAGTTAGACTGCCTAATAAAGAATTCTTTGCGTTAGGTAAGATGAAAGAGGCCACTCTCTATGGTCAATGGTTATGGAGAGATGGTGGTAAGATGATTACTGTGACGGAGGGGGAGCTGGACGCTCTCTCTCTATCTCAGGCAATGGGTAACAAGTGGCCGGTAGTTTCTGTTAAGACAGGAGCAGCAGGCGCTAAGAAAGAGATCGCTAAGGCCATAGAGTTCTTAGAGAGATTCGAATCAGTTATATTTATGTTCGACAATGATGAAGTAGGACAGGCAGCAGCTATTGAATGTGCAGGTCTTTTATCTCCTAACAAAGCTAAGATCGCAAGGCTACCTCTTAAGGACGCTAGCGACATGCTTCAGGCAGGCAGATCAAAAGAACTTGTAGATGCAATGTGGGCAGCTAAGAGCTACAGACCAGACGGTATCATTAATGGCGCTGATCTTTGGGAAGTAGTTTCTACTGTTGAAGATGTCGAATCAATTGACTATCCCTATGCAGGACTTAACGATATGACTGACGGCTGTCGTCGCGGTGAGATCGTTACGGTCACGGCTGGTTCAGGGCTNGGTAAGTCACAGCTCACTCGTGAGTTTGCTTATCACTTACTGAACAACGGTGCTACAGTTGGTTATGTGGCGTTAGAGGAAAGCAGTAAACGTACAGCACAGGGCTTGATGTCCTTGCATTTGAATAAACCTATACATCTCCAAGAGACTCCTAAGGAAGAGCTACGTGAAGCGTTTGACGCAACACTTGGAACAGGTAAGGTATTCATGTACGACCATTGGGGTTCTACAGAAAGTGATAACCTGCTCGGTAAGATACGTTACCTAGCGCGTGGTTGTGGTTGCGATTACATTATCTTAGATCATATCTCGATTGTTGTATCGGGTATTGACCAAGGTGATGAGAGACGAATCATTGATAATATGATGACGAAGCTCCGCTCACTTACAGAAGAACTTAACATTGGTATGATTCTCGTGTCGCACTTGAAACGCCCTAGTGGTGAGAAAGGACACGAAGAAGGAGCTACTACTTCTCTAGCGCAACTTAGAGGCTCGGCAGCAATCGCTCAGTTGAGTGATATGGTTATAGGTTTAGAACGTAACCAGCAAGCTAAAGAAAACTCTAATGTAACAACAGTGCGGGTGCTTAAGAACAGGTGGTCTGGTATCACTGGTATATGTGGTAAGTTATCATATAGCCATGAGACAGGGCGCATGGTCGAGACATTCGATGATGAATCTATAGACTTTGATAACGAGGAGTTCTGATGACACAATTTACATGGCGTTTATGTTTTGGCTCCATCTTCGCATACTTATTTGTAATGTGCTTGGTGGTAGCCCACGACATCCTAGAAACCCTACACGGCTTTGGAGTATAGTATGAGCGGACGCGTGCCAATGGAAGTGATTTATGCTTACTTCGACTTTATAGAAGACTTAACTGAGAGCGGTGAGTTCTTAGAGATACCTTCCGCAAGGGAGTTTTGTACATTCTACTTAGAAGAGTTAAACCAGTTCATAGCAGAGCGGGATGGGATACCTGATCCTACGGAACCACCACCACCTACGAACCCTTTTGGTTTCATCTCTTAAACAACTTCCATTCACTCCAGCGAGAGGCAGACAATGATTATATTTGATGTAGAAACAGATGGCTTATTAAAAGAAGTCACTAAGATCCATTGCATGGTTGCTAAAGACACTGACACATTACAGGTATTCAAAGCTGTAGGTCATGATGAAGTAACTAAGTTATTCAAGGAGATCAGTAAGAAGACACTGGCAGGACATAACATCATGGGTTACGACTTACCTGTAGTAGAAAAGGTATTAGGTCTTACTCATGAGGGTGAAGTGTTCGACACCTTGGTAGCCACAAGAACTATCTGGCCTAACCTCCGAGATATAGATCAAAGGAAGAAAACAGTTAGACCACAATTCACCGGAAGTCATTCTTTAGACGCTTGGGGCCAACGCCTTAAGTTCTTCAAAGGGGATTATGGTAAGCAAGAGAACGCTTGGGATGTATACACTCCTGAGATGCTAGAGTACTGTGAGCAGGACGTGGAGCTTAACCACAAGGTGTTTGAACGCATCGTGGCTAAGAACTTTCCCCCTGCGGCGTTAGCTATGGAACATACCATGCACAGGTTACTACTCCAGCAGGAACGCATAGGCTTCCCGTTCTCAGTAGAGAAAGCTCAGGCACTCTACAGCACTCTATCAGATCGTAAGCAGTCAATTGCTGACGAACTAGCAGAGATTATGGAACCTACAATTGTAGAGATGAAGACAAGAACTAAAGTAATACCTTTCAATCCAGCAAGTCGTGTACAGATAGCCGATAGGTTACTTAGACGTGGTTGGAAACCTCTAGACTACACACCTAATGGTGCGCCTAAGGTGGATGAAACGTCATTAGCAGCTAGTGACTTACCCGAAGCACGTTTACTATGTGAGTATTTAATGCTCAATAAGAGGCTTGGACAGCTCGGTAATGGTAAACAAGCATGGTTAAAGCTAGAAGAAGATGGTCGTATCCACGGGCGTGTGAATCACATGGGGGCCGTAACCTCACGTTGTACACACAGCACACCTAACGTTGCTCAAGTACCATCACTTACTGCCATTTACGGTCAGGAGTGTCGCGAACTGTTCATCGCCCCTGATGGCTACAAGCTAATCGGTGCGGATGCTTCAGGCTTAGAGCTTAGGTGTTTGGCACACTATATGTCTCGGTACGATGACGGGGCATATGGACGTGAGATTCTCGAGGGTGATATACACACAGCGAACCAAGAAGCAGCAGGACTACCGACCCGTAACATGGCTAAGACGTTTATCTACGGCTTCCTATACGGTGGTGGTGACGCAAAGATTGGTTCCATCATAGGTAAGGATGGTAAAGCAGGTGCTAAGATTCGTAAGGACTTCCTAAAGAAGACCCCAGCACTTAAATACTTATCCGATGCCGTGAAGATGAAGGCAGAGAAAGGAAGCATCTTAGGTTTAGATGGTCGTATCATACCGATCAGACATGCCCACGCTGCTCTTAACACTCTCCTACAGTCCGCTGGTGCGTTAATCTGTAAGGATTGGTACATACGCATCGAGAGAATGATACGCGATGCTGGTTACACTGAGGACGAGGTAGCAATAGTTGCCTTCGTACATGATGAAGTTCAAATTATAGTCAAAGACGGACTAGAGGATACTATTAGTGAGTTCACGAAAGCGGCAATTAAAGAAACGGAAAGACATTACAACTTCAGATGCCCCCTTGACTCTGACTTCAACGTTGGGACGAGCTGGGCAGAAACTCATTGATCCTAACCTTAAGGGTGACATAGCAGAGCTATACGCCATAACATGGCTATGGGATCAAGGGTATCATGTATTTAAGAACGCAGGGTGTACGGGGTCTGTTGATCTCGTAGCCCTCAAAGACGACAAGGTTTACCTGTTTGATGTTAAGATGGGTAGGCCTTCCTCTCGCACAGCTAAGCAGAAGAAGTTAGGAGTTCAGTTCCTACTCTTCAACTCTAAGACTCGTGCCTTACGTCTAATGAATCACAGGACATAATTATGAGTACATTATTAGTAGATGGCGACATTATCGCCTACAAAGCAGCAACCATAGCCGAACGCCCTGTCAATTGGGGAGACGGGCTGTGGACATTACACGCGTATGAGCAGGACGTGGCTAACTCGTGTGATCAACAGATTCTTAAACTTCTTGAGGAGTCAGGTTGTGACAAGATCATAACCTGTGTCTCGGGTAAGAAGAACTACCGCACTGAGGTCGCCCCTTACTACAAGATGAACAGAGCTGAGACTAGAAAGCCTATGCTCTTAGGCTACGCAAGGGGCTATCTCATGGACAAGTGGGAAGGACAGATGACAGATGGCATCGAAGCTGATGATCTCTTAGGAATCCTAGGAAGTGCAGACCCAGAGGAGAACATTATCTGGTCGGCTGATAAGGACTTAAAGACGATCCCAGCACGTCATTTAATTGATGGTGAAGTGGTCACAATAGACGAAGAGGAAGCTAATTATTGGTTCTTCCTACAGACTCTTATGGGTGACACTACGGATGGATACAAAGGTTGCCCTACAGTTGGGGCTAAGAAAGCCGATGCTATCCTACAAGAAGATTGTACTTGGGAAGCTGTCGTAGCTACCTTTAAGAAGAAAGGCTTTAGTGAAGAATTAGCCTTAGAAAATGCACGTTTAGCACGCATTCTGCGTACTGGCGAATACAACTTTGATACAGGAGAAGTAAAGTTATGGCTTCAATAAATGACGCATCACCTTCTGCATGGGACGCCGCTTCAGCTTGGGGTGTAACAGCTAAGAAAGACTCAGCGTGGGAAGCAGCTCGTAACCTACCTGATATGTGTGAGATGCAAGCGGACGCTTATCTTAAGTGTTCACCAGCGTTACAGCAACGCATTAACAACGGTGAGTTCGATGTTGAAGATAATAGTTATGCTCAAAAACGTAAGGATACTCCGGTATTCTCAGGGGTTCTTAGGTACTTCCCACTGGCAATAGCTGAGGTAGCTAGGGCTTCTAAGGCTGGAAACGACCAACATAACCCTAATACCCCTCTTCATTGGGATCGTAGCAAGTCTGGGGACGAATTAGACGCTCTAGCAAGGCATCTTATGGAGGCTGGGACGTTCGATACGGACGGTGTGAGGCACTCTGCGAAGGTCGCTTGGAGGGCTTTAGCTAACCTTGAAAAGGAGCTGGAAAATGCAGCAAAAGGGGCGTAAAACCCCCTTTAGTTTCAAGGACTTACAAGCGCTAGAAGCGGGCTACTGAGGATTAAAAACATGAATGTATTGAACAACCAAACAGCTATAAGTAAAGAATTGTTAATAAAGATGCAGCAACTCTTTCCCAACCAACTCCCCCTCAATCTCGACGTAACGCCCCAAGATATAGCATATCTACAGGGTCAACAAAGCGTGATCCAAAAGCTAGAGGGCTTATATCAAGAAAATGAAGAGGAATAAACTATGTGTATGAAAACACCAAAGATGGCCGCAGCCGTAATTCCAAAGGCAGCACCAGCTCCAGAAGCAGCTCCAGATGAGATTAAGAACTCTGAGAGCAGTAATGCTAATGAGCAAGCCAAGAAGAAGAAAGGTAAAAAACAATTTAAGAAGAACGCTGCTGGACTACAGATTAGTAGTGTCGCAGGACGTTCACCTTCAACACCTAACGTAGGCGGTTAATATGAATAACGTTGAATCTGCTGCAAAGCTATACGAGGACATGGCACGTGACCGTGATGTGTACCTACAGCGAGCAAGAGACTCAGCGTCCTTAACCATCCCTATGCTAATGCCGCCACAAGGGCATTCGTCATCAACTGTTTATGATCAACCATACAGTTCGGTAGCGGCTCGTGGTGTAAACAACTTAGCATCGAAACTGTTAATGACGTTGTTACCTCCTAATGCTCCATTCTTTAGACTCACCATTGATGACTTTGACTTGCAAGAACTTGCAGGCGATGATGCACGTGGACAGGCTGAAGAAGCCCTAGCTCGTATTGAGCGGTCTGCTGCACAATTAATCGAAGCTAAAGCTGTACGTGTTCCAGCGCATGAAGCTATTAAACAATTAATCGTTGCGGGTAATGTATTAACGTACATGCCTAAAGACGGTGGCATGAAGATCTATCGTTTAGATCGTTATGTATGTAAACGTGACACTATGGGCAACCTATTGAAAATCATCGTTAAGGAAGAGGTCTCTTTTGAGGCACTACCTGATTCAGTACGAGCGGTTCTTCAGGATGACCCAGAGTTCAAAGATATTAAACCTGAGACTGAAGTGGATCTATTTACTTGCGTTCGTAGAGAAGGTAAGAAGATGGTTGTTCATCAGGAAGTCAAAGGTGTTATGATTCCTAAATCACAGGGTTCTTACCCTATCGCACGATCTCCTTGGATGGCCTTAAGGTTCATCTCAATAGATGGTGAGAACTATGGTCGAGGCTTCGTAGAAGAATATATCGGTGATATTAAATCATTAGAAACATTAACCACTGCAATCGTAGAAGGCTCTGCTGCTGCTGCTAAAGTTCTGTTCTTGGTTAGACCAAACGGTACTACACGCACTTCAGTCTTAGCTAACTCTCCTAACGGAGCGGTTGTTACAGGTGATGCTAATGATGTATCAACACTACAGTTAGATAAGTTTAACGACTTTCGGGTAGCTCAGGAGACAATTGTACAAATCACTGAGCGTCTATCGGCTGCGTTTCTACTCAACAGCTCTATTCAGCGTAATGCAGATCGTGTTACGGCAGAAGAGATTCGCTACATGGCGCAAGAGCTAGAAACTGCACTCGGTGGAATCTACAGTACTCTTTCTCAAGAGTTCCAGTTACCCCTTGTCAACATACTGCTTTACCTGATGCAGAAAGAAGGCAAGATGCCTAAGTTCCCTGACGATGCAATCAAGCCACAAATAGTGACTGGATTAGAAGCGTTAGGGCGTGGGCAGGATCTATCTAAACTTTCATCACTATTAGAATATCTAGCACCATTAGGGCCAGAGGCTATTCAGAAGTATCTTAACGTTGGTGATTACATCGACCGCTTAGGAGCATCTTTAGGAATAGATACTCAAGGTCTTATTAAGTCTGAAGAAGAACTTGCACAAGAAGCTCAAGCTGCTCAAGAAGAGCAAGAAGCTGCTATGCAACAACAACAGATGGCTGAGATGGGTAAGAGCGCGGCTCCTGCTGTAGCTAAAGGTGTGATGGATTATACTGGTGAACAACCGACTGAATAAACAAAGGTGAGACTATAATGAGTGAAATAATCAATACAGGTACTGTTGAAGCTAACCAAGAAGAGTTAGCAGCAGGCCAATCAGAGCACGATAAAGAAATGCTTGCTAAGGTAGACGAGACGGAAGCTAAGTTAACAGAGCGTCCCGATTGGCTACCAGAAAAGTTTAAAGACGCAGCTCAGATGGCAGAAGCCTATGCTGCGTTAGAAACAAAGTTAGGGCAAGGCAGTCCTAGTGAAGAACCTACTGAAGAAAGCAGCACAGCCGAAACGGAAAGTGCTCCTCCAGTAGAGACAGCTCCTAGTGAAGTTAGCGAACTATTAGAGTCCAAAGGCTTAGAGTTCGATAAGTTCCAATCGGAGTACAACGAGAACGGTGGTTTAAGTGCAGACACAATGGCTGAATTAGAAGCTGCTGGTCTCCCTAACTCTCTCGTTAACAGTTGGTTGCAAGGGCAGGAAGCCTTAGTAGCTGATTATGAAGCATCCGTCTTCGACACAGTAGGCGGGCAAGAGAACTACAGTGAACTTATTAACTGGGCTAGTGATAACCTTACTCAAGGTGAGGCCGCTGCTTTTGATAGAGCTGTAGATTCAAAGGACTTAGATATGGTTAAACTTGCAGTATCCGGTTTGCAGACGAAGTATCAGGCCGCAGAAGGTAGCACACCACAACTCCTCCAAGGTGATGCTAGTCAAACTTCTGCGGGTGGTGCGTTCAGTAGTGTGGCAGAGATGTCAGCCGCTATGCGCGACCCTCGATACACCAACGATGCGAACTACCGGCAGCAAGTAGCTGAGAAGCTATCTCGCAGCAATATCTTATAGTCTCTTTACCCTCCCCTTCGGGGGTTGGGTTTTTTGTATCTAAAAGAACGAATACTACTAACTATCTTTGACCTTGCTGTGGCGAGACAATCTTAGGGAAAGGAAGTGTACGGCTGATAGAACAAACAACAATCAATCAACACTAAACTTAACTTAAATTTAAAAGGTAAATTATCATGGCATTCCCAACTGATCAAACTGTATCACGTTTAGGCGCACAAAACCAAGGTGCAGATACTCGTGCATTGTTCCTCAAGCTATTCGCTGGTGAAGTATTAACAGCGTTTGAAGAAAAGAACATCGCAATGGGTCTTCATCGTGTTCGCACCATCTCTGGTGGTAAGAGCGCATCATTCCCAATGACAGGTACTACTACTGCGTCATACCACACTGCCGGTCAATTGATCGAAGCAGATGCGATGAACCACGCAGAGCGTATCGTTACTGTTGATGACTTGCTAATCAGTAAATCATTCATCGCTAACATCGACGAAGCTATGAACCACTACGATGTGCGTTCAATCTACTCTAAAGAAATGGGTCACGCTCTAGCTAACGCTGCTGACCGCAACATCTTAAAGATCGTTGCTACTGCTGCTAACATGCAGTCTTCTGCTGACCTTCCTGCTGCACAACGTTTGAATGATGAAGTCTTCACAAACAACGTTGCTGTAGGTACTAACGGTGTAGCTTCAACTGGTACTGACATTGCTAACGCGATCTACGGTGCTTTAGAAGAGTTTGATAGCAAAGACGTAACTGGTGAGAAAGTATGTGTACTTCCACCTGCATCTTATTACAAGCTATTCGGTAGCCAAGACGTTAATCAGCTTGCATACATGAACCGTGATGTTGGTGGTTCTGGTAGCATGTCTACTGGTTCTGTCCCAATGATCGGTGGCGTTAAGATCCTTATGTCTAACCACGTGCCAACAACTGATGAGTCAACAACTTCTGTAACTCCTACCTCAGCTAACTTTGGTGAGTACAAAGGTGACTTCTCTGGTATTGAAGGTATGATCTTCTCTGCTGATGCAGCGGCAACTGTTAAGTTGTTAGATCTTGGTGTTGAGTCTGAGTACCAGATCTCTCGTCAAGGTACTTTGATGGTAGCTAAGTACGCAATGGGTCACAATGTATTACGCCCTGCGTGTGCAATCAACCTAGTAACTGCTTAATCATTAAGTAGGTAACACAATAGCCCCACTTCTCTCAGAACATCGAGGGAGGTGGGGCTTTTTTTTGGTTTTAAAATTGGAGCATGTAATGAATTTATCAACAAAGCTAGATGCAGTCAATGTTATGCTTTCGATTATCGGAGAGGCTGCTGTTAATTCACTGTCCTCAGGTCTCGTAGACGCTGAGATGGCAGAAACTATTCTAGATAACATCACTCGTAGTGTTCAATCTACAGGGTGGAGTTTTAATGAAGAGATTGGCTATACCCTTTCTCCTGATTCAAATGGGCACTTAAATCTACCAGCGAACTGCGTGAGAGTAGACTTGTCCCAAACAGTAAGTAAATATCGTGATTCAAAGTTTGACTACGTACAGCGTGGTTCCAAACTATACGATAAGATAAGCCACACCTATGTAATACCTGACACTGTAGTAGTCGATATGATTGTCCTGTTAGACTTCGAGGAACTCCCTGAAGCAGCTAGACGGTTCATTACTATTAGAGCAGGTCGTTCTTTCCAAGAGCGTGTCGTAGGTAGTGATACATTATCCTCTTTAACAGCAGATGACGAGAACACCGCATGGTTAGATTTACTACATGCCGAGTCTGACGTTAACGATCATAACATCTTTGATGACAGCAGCGTATCACGCGTTGTTAACCGAAGCATAACTAATAAGGTATTCTAATGAGCTTAATATCAAGTAACATCCCGAACTTAATTAATGGGGTGTCGCAACAGCCACCCTCTCTACGTTTGGGTAGTCAGGCCGAAGAGCAAATCAACGGCCTCTCTGACGTAGTTACTGGATTGACTAAGCGACCACCTACAGAACACTTAGCTGATATTATAGGTGACCTATCAACTTCTAAGATCCATACATATAAACGTGATGAGAATGAACAGTATACGGTCATGGTATCGGACGGTGCTATCCGTGTATTAAATCAGAACGGTGTAGAGTTAGACGTTGAGTTAGACGTTGAT